CCATAATTCATAGAATGTATTCATATTAAATGGTAATGAATATAACTTACCACCTGATTGGAGTTTGGGACTTAATACAAAGTTATTAAACTTGGTAAATCGATTCACGAAGGACCAAATATCATCATCATTGGTATGGAAGATATGTGGACCATAAACATGAACATCAATGCCTTCTATCTTTTTAGAGTAAGCATTACCGCCAATGTGTGGTCTTGAATCCATAACCAAACAAGTTTTGCCAGCATCTGTGGCTAAACGAGCAAAAGTGGCGCCAAAGAAACCAGCGCCAACAATTAGATAATCATACTTCATTCAATTCTTCTTTAACATAATCACCAATATGTTTTGTTGGTGCCCAACCTAGGACATCACGGATTTTTTGATTATTTGCTAGTGTGATATAAGCTTCACCAATTCTCGGTTCAACTTCAACTGTATTATCTGAAATCATGGCTGCTAATTCTAATACTGAATGATTTGTTCCTGTACCAACATTAAACACTTCACCATAATGCTCATGGTCAACTTCCATAGCTAATAGGTTTGCTTGAACAACATCTTCAACATGAGTGAAGTCTCGTCTTTGTGTGCCATCTGGTACAATTGTTAATGGTTGACCTGCTCGATGTTGACGCAAAAATAAACCAACAACTGGCGCATATGGACCTTTTAGTGGTTCACGATGACCATATACATTGAAGTATCGGAAGATAACTGTCTTAACGCCAAACAAATCGTTATACATCTTACATAACTTTTCACCTGATACTTTTGATACTGAATATGGGTTTAAGCAATCATCAGGCATCGTTTCATTTAAAGGTGGTTCATTTACTAAACCATAACCTGAAGATGTTGATGAATACATTATTTTCTTCACAGAAGCTTCACGAGAACATTGGAGAACTGTACCAGTTCCTAATGTATTGGTACGAATAGCTAATAATGGGTTCAAAATGGCAGGTTGAATACGAGATTCAGCTGCACAATGAAAAACATAATCAACACCATCATACACACTTCGAGTGGCTTGATAGTCAGCAATATCTAATTTGTGATATGTTGCCTTGTCATTAAAATAAAAATGGTCATGGACTTCTGAAGATTCATTATCGATAACAACCACTTCGTGACCTTTAGCAAGTAAAGAATCAACGATATGAGAACCAATAAAACCTGCCCCACCTGTAACTAAACACTTCATAATTTTCTCCTTATATCTTCATAAACATATCTATGGTTTTATCTGTAAACCTAGAATAATCGTTAATAATTTTTCTGCCTTGTTTTTCCATTTCAGCAGGAAATACTGTATTCAATAATAAGTCCATTTCAGCAAACGCTTTACTCTTATCATATTCAGAACCTGTATTAAGTCTTGGTGGATGGAACATAGTGACTTCATGTATCACTGCTGGCTTAATATCTAGGTATTCCGCCAAGACATAATCCAAACCCCAGCCCGTATAGACATCATAAGCATTAGCTAGTTCCATAAATTGAGGTAATACTGAACGAGAGAATACTGGACACATAATCTCAATAAAGTTAGTAAATGAATGTGTCACACCTTCAGCTTGTTGTGTGCAAGGCCATTGTGATTCAGAACCCTTTTCTAATGAGATTTGGAATGCTTTAAAGTTTTTGTCTTTAGCAATCTCAAAACTACGATTCATTTTCTTCCAATCAAGGATAACATCATCATCATAGAAACCAATATATTCCCATTCGGTCATATCAAATTGTTTCCATAGCTCTTTAGCAATAGGCCACTTAAAACCTTTCATCTTAATCAGGTGGTCATAAGTGCCTTCTTCTGGTTCAAAATCAGAATACTGAACAGCAACCACTTGATAGTTTCTTTCCTCACGAACCCAACGCCAATGGTCTTTTATGTCCATTGGATAATTAAGTTGCTTGACAAACTTATCTATTGGATTACCAACAGGAACAATAATTAGGTTTTCTTTTGTCTTATTCATTTGAGTTCCATTTTTTTAATATCCAAGATGAAGAATTCTTTTTGTCTTCACCGCCCACACCAAACATAAATTCTAAATTATCATCTTCATATCCCATCTCTGGAATATTATCTGAAGTCCTGTCACCACCATTGGCCATAATTAAATGGTCATCGGGGAACATTTCTCGAGCACAAGTAATTAAATCACTTGCAGTTCCATCATCATCATTAAATTGAACCACAAAATCAACAGCACTTATATTTTCAATGATACATTCTCTCTCTGAATATGGTAAAAAGTATTTACCTTTCTTTCGTGTTAACCAAGCATCTGAATTAAGGCCTACAACTAATACATCACCTAGTTTTCTGGCTGCATTAATATATGCAATATGACCAGAGTGTAATGGGTCAAACCCACCAGATACTAAAACAATATTTCTCATAATTTAAGTGCTTTCTTTTCTGAATGAAATTCTTCACGGAGACTTTGTGCTAAAATGTGCATAACTGATTGATGAGCATCTTCGATAATACCATAATTATCTTCTTTCACATGGATAACAATATCAGCAATTTCTTTTGCTTTACCGCCATCAAACCCAACAAATGCAATTGTAATTAATCCTTTTTCTTTGGCTGTTGCTAGTGCTTTAATAATATTTGGTGAATTACCTGAAGCTGAAATGGCAATAAGAATATCATCTTGGTTGCCTTTCATTTCTATTTGATAAGAGAATATGTAATCATAGCCAACATCATTAGCGATAGCACTAATCAATGGGCCTGAAGTAAGTGATTGAATTCTTGGGTTGAGGTCTGTATCATATTGTAATCCTTTGCCATGTCCTACGACAAAGTTTTCACTCATAGATAATGAACCACCATTACCACAAACATAAACATCTCTGCGAGAAAGGTAAGCACTTTTTAATTTACAGTATGCTTGTGCTAATTGCTTAGGATCAACTGTCTGTAAAGCAGTTGATAACCTTTCCGCATAATCTAATAATCTTTCATTCACATTCATTTTATTTTTTACCTATTGCAATTATAAATGTACCACTCATAAGCTCTTTTTAAACCAACTTTTAAATCAACCTTTGGTTTCCATCCTAAAGATGTAACTTTTGAATTATCTGTTAATTTATTTAGAGCGCCATCTGGACGATTTGTATCAAATTCCAATTCACCTTGAAAACCAACAACCTCTTTAATCATTTCAGCCCATTCACGGATAGGCATATCATAACCTGCTGTTAGATTAACATAACTTTGCATCGGTGATGTTACTGAATCATATTGCTCTTTCGTAACATTCATTACATGGATACATCCATCAGCCATATCATCTGAATATAAAAACTCTCTCCTTGGTGTACCTGTTCCCCAAATTTTAGCAGAATCAGCATCTTTTAATTTGGCTTGATGAAGTGTGTTAATGATACCAGCTGTAACATGGCCATTTTCTGGATGATAATTATCTCCTGGTCCAAATAAATTACATGGCAATACTGTGCGATAATCTGTGCCATATTGGCGATTATAACTTTCACACATTTTAATCGCTGCTATTTTTGCGATTGCATAAGGTTCATTTGTTGGTTCTAATGCACCAGTCATAATCATATCTTCGGTAATTGGATTTGGTGCAAATTTAGGATATACACAAGTTGAACCAATCATCAATAATTTATTGACTCCATTTTCATAAGCTGCATTAATTGTATTTGTTTGAATCATAAGATTCTTATAAATGAATTCGGCAGGATATTCATTGTTTGAATGGACACCACCAACTTTAGCAGCTGCAAAATATACTTGGTCTGGTTTTTCTTTTTTAAAGAATTCATTTGTATCTTGCTGATTTGTTAAATCAAGCTCTTGATGTGTTCTAACAACAATAGAACTTGGGTCAACCCCATTTAATATTAATTGTTTAATGATTGTTGAACCAACTAAACCTTTATGTCCCGCTACATATATTTTCATCTCATACCTCCTGGTCTTGGTAATCATGGTAAATTAATTGACTACCTAAATGTTCAAAATCAACAGGCACTTCTTTTAGTTTAAGTGCTTCAGCTACCTGTTTTTGTAAATGTGGTGGAGTTAAAAACATCATAAACCCACCGCCACCAGCGCCAAGTAATTTACCACCAATAGCACCAGCTTTAATACCCGTATCATACATATTATCTATTTCAGAATTTGTAATTGTTGTTTCTATTTGTTTCTTTAATTCCCATTGAGCTTTCATTAAATTACCAAGGTCATTCATTTTTGTAGGTGAATCTGAAAATAAAATAGTTTCGGCTTCTTTGGTGATTTGTGCTATCTCATTCAAATCAACTTTTTTATTGGTAATATTACTTATTTTCTTTTCAGCAATATCATGGGAATTTCTTAATTTGGCTGTAAAGAACAACTGAACCCAAGATTCTAATTCTTTCATTTTATCTTTTTTTAAATGTAATGGGCATGTTGTAAAATTCCATGACCCACCAAAATCAATACGATTTAATCCACCAAATGCAGCTGCAACTTGGTCTTGTGACCCAACAGATTCTTTTAAGATATTCTGTTCTAAATGTATAGACTTGGATGCTAAATCTCTTTTGGTAAAATTTTGTCCTTCGAGAACTGATAACCCATGAATTAATCCAACAGCAAAGCTTGAACTTGAACCAATGCCTGTTCTATTTGGCAAATCACCATGATGTGTGATATCAAGGCCATAAGGAATATTCATAAATTTAATAGCTTCACGAATCACAGGAACTTTAATATCATCAACTAAATTAGTTTCTTCTTTTTCATAATAACGAATACGATATTTGTAATCAAAAATGTTTGGTAATTTTCTTAACACAAGAAATGAATATTTGTTAATGGTCGTTGAAATAACAGAGCCGCCATTTTCTTGGTACCATGCTGGATAATCTGTACCACCACCAAAGAATGAAATGCGAAAAGGTGTTCTAATGATAATCATCGTATGATAAACTTTCCTTTATGTTCAGCAACATTTTCACGCCAGTAATTCAATAAATCTTCCATTGTTTTATGAAATGGAATCTCTGTTTTCCAACCAGTGTGTTTGTAGAACTTCTCTGTATTGGGAACTTGTAAGTCAGCATCAATTGGTCTTAATCTATTTGGATCCACTTCAATACGAATCTTCTCACGCATTGGTGATAATGATAACAGAGCATTAAGCACATCTGAAATCTCACAGGTATATGTTCCGCCAATGTTATAATATTCACCAGAAGTTGGATTAATTGTGAGTAACATATAGTAAGCACGAACAGCATCACGCACATCAGCAATCGTTCTTAAACTTTTTAAGTTACCAACTTTAACGACAGGTTCAATATAACCAGCTTCAATCATCGCAATTTGTTTAGCAAAGGTTGATTCAGCAAATACATCACCTCGTCTTGGACCAGTATGTGTGAACATTCTTGTTGTCATAATAGTCATGCCATAAGCCTCTGCATAAAAACGACCAACTAAATCTGTTCCTACTTTTGAAATAGCGTATGGTGATGCTGGATGAAATGAACAGTCCTCATCAATAGGTAACTTCTCTTTTGGTACACGACCAAAAACTTCAGATGAAGAACATACATGAATGATAGCATCGTGTTTATAATTTTTAAGTGATTCTAATAAACGAGTAGTGCCTTGAATATTGATATTCATCGTATCAAGTGGTGCAGTAAAACTTGTTTTGGGAAAACTTTGTGCGGCCAAATGGAAAACATAATCTGGTTGTGATTCTTTAATAGCATTATCAATTGAAATGCCATCATTTAAATCTCCGTAGACCAACTTAACTCGATTTTTTGTATTGATGTTCTCAACGAGACCACGAATATTATCTAATGAACTTCTCCAACGAATAAGTCCTACAATTTCCCAATCTGTATTTTCAATAAGAAAGTCCGCTAAATGCGAACCAACCATTCCTGTAATACCAGTAATAAAGGCAACTTTTTTCATTACATGTCCACCGCTTTCATAATATCAATCAATCGAGAAACATAAGTGTGATTCTCTTTCACTTTAACCATTTGTCTTAAAATTTTATCTTTTGTTTTTGGGTCATCTTGCATCTCTTTAGCAATATGGAATAATTCATAGGTATCAGATGAGTAAGCTGCATCGCCATCAAAGAAGTCATATACAGCTTTAGAGTTTGTAATCACCAATTGGCCATAACTTGTATTCTTAAATGACCTACAAGGAACATATTTGTTGGCCAAATGGTCTTTTACTCTCACATCAATTGGTAAATATGATTGAAGAACATATTGTTTTAATTGCAATGGTGAAATTGGGTTTCTCCATGGACAATTATGTGCAAAGACAATATCGTTTTCTTTACATGCACGAATGAATGGTTCAAAGAATTGTATATTGCCATCATTTTCTTCACCAACTGCACTTCCGCCACCTTCACGAATTGTTCCACCAAAGAAAGCATATTTTGGTTCTGCAAATGGAGTAAACCTATCTTCAAAATTAATTTCAGATGGAAGTAAGTCTGTAGCCCAAAAAGCATAAAAGCAATCGTAATTATCACCCTTTTGGTAATAAGAAACACCATCACGAATCACTTCATAATTTTCTTTTTCAAATTTGTAGGCGTAATTCTTATCTTCAACACCATCAATTCCCCAATTACAAGATAATCTATGGTCAATTAATTTACCCACTTTACCAAGATACATGTCGGCACCTGGATTACCTTCAACTGGTCCCTTGTTGCCAAGATAATGAATAAGATATGTTGAAGATTCTCTTAATGGAAGTTTATTACTTGTTGAACTTAATCCATTTGGAAATACTAACCATTGCTCTGATATAATCAAAGAGTCATCAAAAAAATCATCAGGTACATTGTCTCTATTATCTAACCAATAAACTTCAACATTAAGATATTGGGCTGCACGAACATATGCACTATGAACAAAGGAATGGGTATGTCCTGTATCTGGCTTGGCACCCCAAACAATTATCTTTTTATGTTTCATGGAATGTAAGCTACTAAAATATCTTTTTCTGGAAATTGTCTACCAAAACTGAAACCTCCATCCAAATAATCAATTACATAATTAGGGTTTATTTTCAATAAAGCTTCAATGAAATCAGATTTCTTTAAAAAGTCCCAAGAATCAGTATCAAATAATCTCACATCATCAGCAAAGATAACATGATCCTTAATTGGAGATTCTGCAATAGCAGCTAACTCATGTAACAATGGACATGGTCCATATTTGTCACTACCAGGAGTTTCTAGTTTAAAACTACGATGGGCATCTAACCAAAAGGTTGAAGACTCTGTTAAATTTGGAATAATATGTTCTCTTAATATATCTGGAGAATCACCTTTCCATATTTTTACCTGACTATCATCTTTAAACATCTCAACACAGTTATCATATAAGGTATCAAATATTTCTATACTATGGATATTTTTAAATCCATATTCAATAGCAGTTTTAACTGTATCGCCTTGATAAGTTCCACTTTCAATGAAGTTATTTTTTTTTGAATATTTTGTTAAGTAATCTATTGTTAATTGTGGCATAATTTATTTCCTCAAATACCAAGCAGAATTGGTAACACCAATTACTTCATTGGATTTTTCTTTTAAAAAGTAGGTCAAAGCATTACGAACTGAATCTAATTGTATATCATGGCCTCCAAAAATACCACCCTTTTTAACTTTTGGATAATAATTTTGAAAGTCTTTTAGTGCAGCTTCAAATGAATGGTCTCCATCAATGAAAACAAAATCTAGTGATTCATCTTCAATTGTTTTAACAAATTCTTCACTTGATACATGGAGAAATTCTACTTTATCTTTATGTGCAAGCATCTTATCTTGAGCAGCCTTCTTCATTAAATCTTGACGGTCTTTATTCCAATCAGAACCATCCCAATCAACAAAAGTTGGATAATTATCAACTGCATATAATTTCTTTAGATTATTAATGCCTTTAGCAAAGGCTTCAGTTGTGTGAGCTAAACATACACCAATTTCAACACCAACTAATTCGCCTTTAAGACTATTAATTGGTTCGATAAGACCTTCACCTGATGGAGAAGATGTTGCGGTATACTCTATTTGCTTTTGCACCCATTCGGCTGCAGGTAAATGATGATTTGGATCCGAAGTCTTTGGTTGATTAATTCTTAAAACATCATTGGTATTAATTGTAAAGATTTCATCACTCATATTTTTTTCCTATTAATTCGTTCCATTCGGGAACTCGGTCATATTGGTGTACCAAAGCAAAAGGTGTTCCATCACTTGTGCAAACATTATCATACACTAATTTTGGAGTTTTTTCAACCAGTTTGTCAGCATATTTACCGTGTATTTGTGGACCAGTTGTGCCTAATTGAGCGGCATATCCGTCTTCTGACATGGCAAAGTTTGTGATATCTTTGTAAGATTTCATATTAAGTAATACATTCAATGCAGCTTGGTCGGGACCACCACCGCCATCGATAAATGGAGACGATCCATTGCATAACAAATATATGTTGAGAAACACATCAAGCATTGTATCAAACTCGCCTGAGATTGTTCCTGCATTGTATATCAGGTTGTCCTTATTGTGGTCGTGAATTAATGGACCAAATGATTTAAGGAGGTTATTGTTACCCCATTCTTCATCTTTGTATCGAATAGATTCACAGGCAACATTAATCTTTTTGTCTTTAATATTGTTTTCTAACCAAGTTGATGGGTTAGATTGGAAGATAACATCTTTTACATCGGTAGTAATGATGTATCGATATTGACCTTTTAATTGTTTGAGGAAGTACCAGAGATGATAGAATCTTTCCACAACAATTGAAAATTGTGGTTTATATTCGAATCGTTTTTCTTGGTCATTCTTTTTGAAGGCGAGAATTGTGTAATCTCGTTTGACAAGCTCATCAACGGTTTCATAATCTACATTATAACAAATCATAGCTTTGGTACCGGTGAAACCAGACCTATCTAATGAATTAACCCACGGTTTAATCTTATCAAAATTATAACCAGTAATACAACCAACCACAATGTCTTTCATAATAAACTCCATTCACTAATAATATATTTTATTTAGTCTCGCTGTAATCCTTAAATCCAATTATTTTAGATTGACCAGGTGTATCCTTTTGATAAGATTTTCTTAATGTGTCGGTGCCATCTTGGCCACCACCAGATTTAGAAAGAATATCAGGTTTGATATTTACAGCCTCACTCATGCCACTCTTAAAAAATTGTATTCTTCTTTCGTGTTTAGCGACCCATTCGTCAGATGGTTTGCCTTCGCCCTTATAATAAGCCAATGGTCTTTGTGTTGATTTTGAAACTAATGCCCATTTGCCATTAACTTGTTTTAACATTACTTAACTGTCCTTACTGAACCATCTTCTTTAACAAAATAAGCTTCAAATTTAATTTCTTTAAATTCTTTTTGTAGGTGAAGAAACATCTTTAAATTTTCTAAAGAGTCATCAAATAATCGGGCTCTTGAAAACTGCTTGGTATTTAGATAGTTACGGATAATCACCATTTTTGAAATAGCTGTGCTTCGAATATCTTTAATCTTGCCTGCTCTTTCAACACGAACTCGGTCAATATCAAAATCATATTTACGGAATGTGTCTAAAAACTTTTCACGGTCATCAAAGTCATCTCGTGCTGTTACAATTATAACTCGACTTAATTCATTATTAGCTGTATTCTTTATAATCGCTTTGGCTTTTGCCATCATACCTTTGATAGGTTTAGATTCATTATAGAACTTCTCGGCATCACGGAATTCTTTGAAATCAAATTCTTCGCCATCTTTTAATTCATAGGTATTATATGAATGTGGGTCTAATCTCTTAACAACCTTATTACCTTTTTTAACTGTGACACGAGCTGTTGTTTTAAACAAAGTATCATCAATATCAAATATGGTTAAACCACCATTTTTGAATTCTTCAGTAAGAAAGTTGCGGAATGATTTCATCTTAATTTCTTGTTAGGTTCAATATCTTTTGAACTTGTGCTTCTAAAATTGGTCTACGATTAGGCCATTTAATGATTGGTTGGTCAGCAGTTTTAATTAACTTCATTAAAAAAGGAACAACAATCTTCTCAACTTCGTTTAAGCGAGTTTTATATTCTTCAATAGTATCTGCCTTTTCGGAGATAACTGCATTGTATTCTTCTTCATCGGTTGCTGTGAAACCAAAATCATCTTCGCCATATTCGGCCATAATAGCCGTAAGGTCAAACTTTTTATCTTCTGCCATTTATTTACTCCATGCCTTGGCGGCATTAAAATTAGCTTGTGAGAACTCTAATCGGTCTACAAGTTTAACTGCATTACCTTTAATGTGGTCAACTGCTACAAAACCTTCAGCGTCTGTAATTTTAAACCCTGTATCTGTTCGTAAGAATGTTCCCGTAACTTGTTGAATCTGTTGTAACTTCTTAACAATCATAGATTTGGCTTCAACTAAACCATTTTGAATATCAAATATCTTTTTTAATTCTGTGGCATTATTACGATAGAACCGCATTAATTCTGATTTCTCGGTTATTCGTTTCTTCTTTGTATCATCTCTTTTAGCTGCAAGTATTTCTTTATTCAGTTTATCTTCAATGGTGCGAATCAATTCACGGACATGTTTAGTTGTATCTGTGATAACTTGGCCTGCACGAACTTTAGAATTGTTAAATGTTTTAACCTGTGTAAGGATTGTTTCACTTGAACCTATTCTATTTAGCACCACAGGATTAATTCCTCTGAATAGATTACCTAGGTCAGATAGAATATAATTAATATTTTTTGTTTCTTGTTCGGTGAATGAAGCTGTACCTGAAGCATCTACGAAGTATGCGTCACGGAACCAAACATCTTTAGTTGTTGCTAAATTATTGATATCAATATTAAATGAAGCCTTCATATCTGAAAATGTTTTGCCTGTATATGAAGTATGAAATACAATACCAACTTGTGCTGATAACATCATCTGTGCTAATTTAGAATCAACAGGAACAGCATACACGATTGTATTAGGTTGAAAGGTAATATAATCTGTACCATCGATGATTTCATTTTTCAAATCACCTTTAGTGAACATCATATCGCCTTGAAGAACACCTTTGATACCAAGTTTTGGTAAGTATCTTAATGCTACTTTTAATTTCTTATTAAGACCTTCAGCTGGATGATTAGCATCAATATCTTTATCGGTATAATTAAGTTTAGCGTTCTTTGCAAAAACACCTTTGGTGCCTACAAAGAATTTACCATTCTCTGGATTAATACCGCAGAATACAGCAGGTGCACCATCCCATTTTGTGGTGATATTTACTTTAGTATCCGTATGGCCTGCTAACATATCTCGTAGTGAACGGAGAAAATTGATAGCATCTCGTGTACCGGCTACACCACGATTTAATACCTCATCTTCGATATGCTCGAGATGGACATTTTTATTTTCTTTTGATTCTTCTAAGTATTCTGTGAATTTCATTTCTTAATTCCACGATAGAGTAATTTAAGTCCTACAAATGAACCTAATTTACCTTTTGGTTTTGCTCTTCTAAATTCTGAATCACTTCGTATTGTCATCAACAATGTAACAGTCTGTGTCTTTGTTGACAAATCAATAAACCATTCTTGAACAGATTGTTTATTTAGATATGCTTTGGCCTTTATAGCTTTTGGTAATATATCAACTAATGGATCACCAGCAACTTTATATTTACTACGAATAGCTTTAACTAGAATAAGAGGAACCTCAACATCTTTTTTCTCAAGTCTAAATTCTTGATTAATCCATTCTTTAGTTGCTTTTAAATCCTTATTAACAACTGAACATAATTTTTCACGGCATAATTTATTCATTACGCCATATAATTCATCAAATCTTTTAGGATTGGCTTCAAAGAAGTCAATCATTTTTTCTATGAGTATTGGATTAACTTTAGTAGCATCTTTTGATCCAACACTTGTAAAATAATTATCAACATTAACTGACTTTGGTAGACCAGGTATTTTAGAATACACATCTCTCCAAAGTTCTTTCTTTAATTCAGGCACAGCTCTTGGTGCTGATTTTAACCACATTGATTTTGTTAATGTGGTTTTAACATAACTGTTTAGTTTTGGTTCTGATGATGATTCAGAACCAGCCTTTAATGACACACCAATACTTTTTGGTTTCTTTGCTTTGTCTTTAAAGAAAACGAATACATCACCTGCATGGTTACCTGGAATACCTTGTGGTTTTTCACGATAACCCCACATGACCTTTTCAATCGGCCTTTCTTTGTGCATATCATAAAGATATTGTAAAATAGCATATGCGTTTTCAATCTTTTCTTCACGCATATTTGGTCGAATTTTATCCATTAAATTAATGAATTCTTTACCAGCTTTAAGATTGCTTTCAGTTACAAATGTCTTACGGGACTTTAGTGTTTTTAAATCAATATTACGAATGTAATCTTCTAATGCCTGTGGGCTTCTTGGTTTAAAACCATTATTAAAACAAAGAGCAGGAAACAATTCTGTAATAGTAGAATTGACCGTTGTTTGTTGTCCACCAGTTAAGTAAGAAATTGCCATTCAAGTTCCTTGTAATAGTGTATTTATGCTAACACAATTACCGTATTATGTCAAGTTCTTTGCCAGATGTCCAAACTTCGATATCCGTTCTTAATCTATTCTCTGCTTGTAATGATTCAAACCTTGTAGTTGCCTTGCGTTTCCACCAGTCTATAATCGTTTCCAGATGGTGTTTATCATAGTTTTCTTTATCAGGAATGAGTTTGTCCGTTCTACCCATAACAACATCTGTAAAATTAGAGAACCCATAGTTTGAGGCATAATACCTTTTCTTTTCTGTAAGATTCAAGGCATTAGTAATGGTCGCCATAAACTTCTCATATTCAGGCTCATTTTTGAGTGCCTGTTTAGTGAGTGATATAATCTTATTAGATATCTTAAGCTTACGGGAAGAGGCGTCAGCAGGCACGAATTCACCAAGAATATTTTCAACATAATTCTTAATGTCATCATATGGTTTGCCGTGCATCATTGGCAGAAATTCTGAATCTGTGAGGCCTTTAAATCTCAAATAAGGTTTCATACCATCATACTGTGATGTTGATTTAGATGAACCATATAAACTGGTTGTTTCAAATAAACAAGTATTCATATCATACTTGGCATTCAATTTTTCTCGAACCCAATGAGAACAACAGATAGCCGCCAGCAATTTACCACCAAGATAATTAAATCCAAATGGTTGTGCTGGCACTATCACAAACCCCATAATTGAGGTTTGGTTGAAAGACTTGGCGGATGAAGGAGTTTGTGAAAAAACACCACCAAGCATTTCATTACGAGGTTTCATATTGATTACTGGAGAACCAAGACGAATAAAACCAACCCATTTACCAGTATTCTTTTCGAGAACAGCCAATCTTAAACATCTACCTGGAATGCTAGTCATATTAGAATGAGAAGAAATCATATTCAAATAGATATCCCAATTATCTTGTGGTAATTCCACAAGTTCAAAGTCCATATCATTAGGATGTATGGTAAAATCAGAAAACAAATCTTCTTCTGGTCCCATACCTGGTAAAACAGTAGGCCTATTTGCTAATGAGTTTAATTTTTGGTCTCGAATGTAATCATCGATTCTTTGAAACCTATCAAAGTAATCAGAAAAAACATTAGCACAATGAACGCCTTGTTCTTTGGTAAGTTTCATTAAACTTTAAACCCTTCAAAGTTATTAAATTTACTTTCACGGTTACCAAAACTATTTAATGGTTTATCATCAACTTGACCTGTGTCAGCAATTTCTGCCTGAGCTGATGGTTCAGCATCATACAGTTTCATTTTAGAACGGTCAATACCGATGACAAATCGTTTATAATAACTTGGGTCTGAATATCGATTCTTCAATTGTTTTACCAATATTTGATTTAATGAATCCAATTCTTCATTAGAAATTAAAGCAAACATAAAGTCAGCAGTTGCTGGTAATCCGAATGATTCGGATGTATCTTCAAGACCTGGATCGGAGTTTGAGAATCCAGACCTTGTAGTTTGAGTGGCAGAAACAATTGGTACTTCAGCTTCGACAGCCAGACCTCTTAATTCTTCGGCGATAGATTTAATATATGAATAAGTATTCACATTACCGCCTGGTTTAATACGAGCAGAGCAACAGATATTAAGGTAATCGACAAATATAATCTGTGGTTTAAAACTCTTTTTAAGTTGAAGTTCATTTAACAAAGCACGGAAATGTAATACTGAAGCCGCAGCTGTTGGATATTCTTTGATGATTAACTTACCTTGTGTTTTATTTTTTAATGTTTCAAACTTTCTTTCATAATCATTTTTAGTCATTGTATGTAATTCATTAAGACTAACATTTAAAAGATTAGCATCAATTCTTTCTGCAATCTTTTCTTCAGCCATTTCCATGGTAATATACAGAACATTTAACCCTTGAGATACTGCGGCTGCAGCTTGATGACACATAAACAAAGACTTACCGACACCGGTACCAGCCAAGATAATATTAAGTGTTTTATTTGGCAGACCACCTTTGGTAATCTTATTGAATAAATCTAGGTCAAAGCGAACACGGGATTCTACGGCATGATATGATTCATAACGAGCATCTGAATCTTGAATATAATCATGGCCAACATTTTTATCGAATGAAACACCAAGAGCATCACTTAATAACTTTGGTATTTCACCTTTGGCTTTATTTTGAACACGATTGTCCAGAATCGATACTGATTCCATGATTGCATTATAGATGGCTTTATCT